CGCTTGGATTTGTTCGATGGTCATTCCGTCTCTCCTTCTGTCAGCCACTCGGGCAGTTCCTGGCCCCGGGCGTTGTGCCATGCGGTGATTGCGGCGTGGGCCTCGGCCGTCACGTCGGTTGCGGTTCTGGTCGCTGCGGCCGGATCGAAGTCGAGGCGCAGGACGCGAAACTCGCTGCAATGCCCCGCCTCCATGCAGTCAGCCGCCGACGATGCCGCATCGTCCATCTCGGCGTGGCTCTCGCACGAAAACCATCCGTCGCGGCGGTCGTGCAGGATGGGGATGTAAAGGGGGGTCATTGCTGGGAGCCCGTGGCTTTGGCGATGGCTGCCCGGGCGACTTCGCAAACACCTTCCAGATCCCACCCCATCCCGACGGCAATCGTCAGGTTTTCCAAGGCGTCCAGCAGGTCAGGCGCGGCGGCGATCAGGCGGGCGTTGGCTTCAAGCTTTGCGCTTTCGCAGACCATGTGCCCGCCATAGGCAGCCACACTGCCGTCGTCGTCCCATCCGGTCGGGCCGTCCGACACAACGCTTTGGAATTTCGCACCGATGCGCCAAGGACCCGGCGTGTGTTTCGTATCCATCTTTCTCTCCTCTGGCATTCGGGATGCTGGCCCCGCAAGGCCAGTCACCGGAAGGTCAGGTTGTGGGTTCAGGCTTGAGATTGCTGGGGCGGTCGCAGTTGACCCACCGCCAGTAGTCGCCACTGCCGATGGTGCGCTGCCACCGCCCTTTGGCCTTCATCTGGCGCTGTCCATCTGGCTTGTAGGGTTCCCAGCGGACACTGAAGTGGTCGGTCGCCAACCCATGCCAGCGCTTGCTGCTAGCCTCGATTGCGGCAACGTCAATCGCCACGTCATTCTCGTAGGATGTGCGGCGGTTCCATGAGGCGATGGCGTCGGACTCGTCTCCGGTTACGATGTAGGCGTTGCATTCGTGGCACTGCACCACGCCGCGCCCCATGTCGTGACCGTGGGACAATTCATCCCCGCCGCAGAACGGGCAGGGTTTCAGAACCTCGACCGTATCGGGTGCGGCGGTCATTGCACCGCCCCGGCCTGATGCCCGTAGTGCCACGCGTAGCTGCGCTGCACCTCGCCGATATCCAGCGACAGGCGATCATGCGGGTTGCTCCACAGCGACACGCCAGCAACTGCGGCGCGGTGTCCAGCTTCGAAATCTGCGGCTTCGTTCGGGTGGCGGGTCATGGCGTCTCTCCTCGGGGTTTGTGAAATCACCTAACCACGACCGCAAACCGCAGTCAACAGAAATTCACACTTGAAACCGCATTCCTTTTCGCCCATAGTCGCACATATGCCAAGGAGGCCAGCATGAAACCAAACGAAAAACTGAGAACCTGGGCTGCATCGGGCGGGCGCAAGTTCGGATGGATCGCTGAGCAGGTCGGTGTCAGCCGCAGCACTATCACGGCATGGATCGCCGGAACCGTAGCACCCGAGGCGGACAACCGGCTGCGGCTGGAGCGCCTGACCGAGGGCGCGGTGACTGTCGCGGATTGGGAGCGCACATGACCCCGCGCCAGCAAGCCCTCGCATTCCGGATCTGGCAATACTGCGATCCGCGCGAGTGGAACGTCACGCACAAGGACGTTGCGGACGCGCTGGGGGTTTCTGTCGCGATGGTGTCGCGGATTTGCCGGATGCAGAAAGACGACTGGTCGCATCGCTTGCGGGCCACGTCCAGCAACGGGCACGACACCATCCACGGCTACGCATACCGGCTGGAACAACTGGCCGCCCACGAAACCGACACCGCGCGGTATATCGCGGCGCAATTCAGAGAGAGGACGGAAGCATGAAATTCTTCACCATCATCGATGACGCCTTTGCGATCATCCATCAGCGCGGCATCTACCGGCAGGCCAGGGTCTATCTGCGCGGCGACGTCATGTATGCCGGATATGGCGCCGGCTTCGTCAAGCTGTCGCAGGGCGGCGCAACGTCGGCGCCGAATGTTCGCTGGGCCGAGATCGACGCCGGGGCTGGCTCCTACTCCGAGGCCAGCGGGCGCGTCACCTATGTGGCCCCGGCTCTGGAGGCGGCGGAATGAAATTCACTGTTGACGCCAAGCCGTTCCGCGCCGCCCTTGCCGCGGCAAGCAAGATCGTGCCGTCGCGCGGCACCCTGCCCGTGCTATCGCATGTCCTGATCGACACCAACGACAGCCGGATCACCATCACCGGCACCGATATGGATCAGGCGCTGGAACAGACCGTTGCGGCCGAGGTTGCCACGGAAGGCGCGGCCTGCATCAACCTGGCGGCTCTGTCCGGGTTCTGCGCCGCAGCCAAGGGCGATCAGATCGAGATCGACGTGACGGGCGGATCTGCGGCGATCAAGTCGGGCCGGTCGCGCATCACGCTAAGCACCCTGCCCGCCGATGCGTTCTACCATATGCCCGCCAGCGAGGGAGACACGTTCACCGTTGACGCGCCTTCGTTCGCTCACGCCTTGCGGTTCTGCGTCTCGGCCGCATCGCGCGAGGAAAGCCGCTATTACCTGTGCGGGGTCTATCTGCACAGCGAGCCTGAGGGGCTGATGTTCTGGGGCACCAACGGCTATGCCCTGCACCACGCCGAAATCTCCGGCTTCGGCGACATCGGCGGCGGCGGGATCGTCCCGACCGATGCTGTCAGCGTCATGTGCAGCATCCTGGACCGGGGCGGGTTGCCCCGTGTCATGGTCAATGACCGGGCATGGCTGATCGAAGGCGATTGCATCCGCGCTTGGGGCAAGGTCATCGACGGGACGTTCCCCGATGCGCGCCGCGTGATGGATCAGTTCTCGGGTTGGACGCGGATCGTCACGGCTGAGGTCGAGGATATCTCGTCGGCCATCGGCGTTGCGACCTGCGGCACCGATGTTCTCGCGAACAAGTCTCGGGGGCTGTCGATCATCGCCAAGGACGGTGATCCCGTGGTCATCCGGGGCGCGCGCGGGTCTGCCGGCGTGGTCAGTGCCGGGCGCGCCGAGACCGATGCGCTGGCCCAAGCAACCGCTGCCTGCGCCGTGTCGTCGGAGCTTCTGGCGGCGACCGTGGCGAATATCGGGGTGGACGTGCTGGCCGTGTCCATCGCGGAAGACGGCGGGGCTGTGCGCGTCGATCCGGCGCAGGGCAATGCCGTTCTGACGCTGGCTGCCGTCATCATAGGGATGCGCGCGAATGAGGGGGAGTTGACGGATGGGTGAGGCGATCAAGGAATATCGCCAGTTTGTCGAAAGCAAGGCGCATCTGGCGGGTGAGTTCGGCTTCAAGCCGATCTATGAAAACCCGCACTGCTACGACTTTCAGTCGCATCTTATCGACTGGTCCCTGACCCAAGGTCGTGGCGCAACATTCGCGGATTGCGGCCTTGGGAAGACCCTCATGCAACTGGTCTGGGCCGAGAACGTCCATCGCCACACAAACCTGCCCGTCCTGATCCTGGCGCCGTTGTCGGTGTCCAGCCAGACGGTGGAGGAGGCTGAGAAGTTCGGCATCGAGGCATACCGCAGCCCGGATGGCAAATGGCCGTCCGGGAAGGGGATCATCACGACGAACTACGAGCGGCTGCACCACTTCGACGCGGCCGACTTCGGCGGCATCGTGTGCGACGAAAGCTCGATCCTGAAGAACTTCGACGGGGCGATCCGGGGTCAGATCACCGACTTCATGCGCAAGGTGAAATACCGCGGCATGTACACCGCCACGCCGTCACCGAACGACTACACCGAACTCGGGACGTCATCCGAGGCGCTGGGCGATATGGCCTATATGGACATGCTGCAATCGTTCTTCAAGTCGAACGACGACACGCTGCACCCCGCGCACATCGGCCAGAACTGGCGCTTCAAGGGCCATGCCGAGCCGCACTTCTGGCGGTGGGTGGCGTCATGGGCTCGAGCAATTCGCAAGCCATCCGACCTTGGGTTTTCTGACGACGGGTGGACACTTCCGCGGCTCATCGAGATCCACCATGAGGTCAAGAGCTTCGCGCTGGAGGGTCAGTTGTTCGCCATGCCGGTGCGGGGTCTGCCGCAGGAGCGTGAGGAGCGCAAGGCCACGATCCGCGAAAGGTGCGACCTTGCCGGGGGGTTGCTGACCCAGCACGAAAGCGGCGTGGCGTGGTGCCATCTGAACGCCGAGGCTGACTATCTGGCCTCGGTCATCCCGGGTGGCGTGAACCTGTCCGGCGCCGATCTCGACGAAGTGAAGGAGGAGAAGTTCGCCGCATTTAAAAGCGGAGAGATCAAATACCTGATCACCAAGCCCAAGATCGCGGCTCTTGGCGTCAACTGGCAGCACTGCAACGCCTGCACCTACTTTGACGACTACAGCTTCGAGCAATACTATCAGGCGGCGCGGCGGTTCTGGCGGTTCGGACAAAAGCGCGACGTGACCGTTCACCAGATCGGCACCACGGCGCTATCCAACGTGGCGAAGGCGCGGAAGCGCAAGGCCGAGGCTTGCGACGTGATGTTTGCGCAGATGATGGAACACATGATCGCGGCGCAGAAGCACCACAAGATTTTCAAAGAAACCAACAAGGCGGAGATGCCCAAATGGCTGTGAGCGACCAAATCCTGACCAGCGACTATGCGATCTACAACGGCGATTGCGTCGAGGTCATCGCGGACATGCCGTCCGCATCGGTGGACCTGTCGGTGTATTCGCCGCCTTTCGCCGGGCTCTTCCAATACTCTGGAGACGAACGGGACTTCTCGAACAACTACACCTATGACGGGTTCTACAAGCAATACGGGTTCCTGATCGACCATATCCATCGCGTCACGAAGCCGGGGCGGATCAGTGCGGTCCACTGCATGGACATCCCGCAGGGCAGCGACGGGTCCTACCATGACCTGCCCGGGATGATCATCAATCTGCACGAGGCGGCCGGGTTCCAGTTCATGGGGCGCATCCTGAAATGGAACGAGCCCCTTGCGGTTCGACTGCGGACGATGGTCAAGAGCCTGGCTCACATCACCATCTGCGAGGACAGCACCCGATCGAGCGTGGCCGGCGCCGACTACATCCTGTTCTTCCGCAAGGGCGGGCAGAACAAGGTGCCGGTGATGCATGAAAATGGGTTCCTGCGCTATTTCGGATCCGACCTGATCACGCCGGATGAAATCGCCTTCCGTGGCTTCCGGGGCGACCAGAAGAAGAACAAGTTCAGCCAGCGCGTGTGGAGGCGGTATGCGTCCTCGGTCTGGATGGATATCCGCGCCAGCAACGATCAGGTCTGCGGTGATGGGCTCTTTGCCCGGGCCGTGGTCGATGACGGCGAGGCGCGCGAGCCCGAGGATGTGAAGCACGTCCACCCGCTGATGCTGGACATCATCCACCGCTGTGTCGAGCTTTACAGCAATCCTGGAGAGACGCTGTTCACGCCGTTCATGGGGGTGGGCTCCGAGGTCTACAGCGCCGTATACAACGGGCGCCGCGGGATCGGCGTCGAGCTGAAGGGCTCGTATTTCCGGCAGGCGGTCAAGAATATCGCGTCGGCCAAGTCGGACTATGTGGCGGACGGATCGGCGGATATCCTGTCGGTGCTGGCATCATGACCGCCGAGAGGGCTAAGCGATGA